CTATATTCTAAATCCTCTGGATTTTTGCTCTCTCTGCACCGAGTTACGTAGATTCTGCTGTAACTTTTCCCATTGTTCCTTAAACCATTGTACTATGGGTTGTCGGTTTATGGTCAGCATAAGCTTACCACTATCCATCGGATGTTTCTCAACCCTAAAAATATCATTCTTGATGTCAAATTTCCACCTGTGTTCTTCGGAATAAATTTTGCCACTACATTGTATGGATTCTTTCTTTGTCAAGAGGTTTTCTATCATGTCTTTGGTAAACCCGATAACAGCGCATAATTTTTCCATTCTCAACATCTCTTTGAACATGGGAAACCATTTGTGGGCTTTTTCAAGCAAGGTGCTCAATCGTGATATTTCCTTGTCTTTGGCTTCAAGTTCTTGATTATGTATTCTTTGAAGATTACGAATTTGTCTGCTATGCTGTTCCTGTATTTGTTGTATCTGAATTTTTAATTCATCAGTAGCTTTGTCCCGTTTGGTAATTTCCTGATGTAGCTGCTCGATGTGATGTTCCAGTTCTTTCAGCTTACCGCTTCCGAAAAGAGAACCTACACCGCTTGCTATGGCGGTAGCAGCATTGGTGGCTGTTTTCTTTAGTTTGTCCGTGCGTATCTCTGCTTTTACCTGTTTGAGTTCCTGTTCGGCAAGGCTTACTTGTTGTTCCTTGTGTCGCTTGGTTTCCTCTATACGTTGCAGTTCGGCTTTCTGCTTCTCAATGATGAAATCATTTCGTTCCAGATGCTCTTTACCTGTGACAGCTTTTGCCTGTCCACGTTCCATCAGGAGAATATCGGAAGCAAGGGTCTGCATGGTTGCCATATCCTCGTCATTGAGCTTTCGGCTCTTTCCAGTTTCATGGTTCATCCAGTCGAATACGACATGAGCATGATAATTTGGTTTGAACCATCTGTTACCGACTTGGAAGCTCTCCTTGTCTTCTGCTTCCGGCTGACCGTTCAGCCAATGCCCTTCGTCTTTATGCAGGAAAATCTGTAGCGGAGTGATGCCCCAGCGTCTTTGGCACTCTTCACCGAATTTGCGTACATCAGCCAGTGTGGTGTCCGGTCTGATAAGCAATACTCCTTCACGGATGGGTGAGCATCCCGCCACCTTGATAATCTTTCCATTCTTTCCCTTGCGTTCCCTTTCCTTTTCCTGCATGGCACGTCCGGTCTTTTCCTTGACCATTTGCTTGATATTGTCATAATGAGTTCGCAGTTCGGGAGTGCCGAAGTCGGGATTTATCCACTGTTCGTTATCGGTGGAAAGTTCGGGAACGACATAGATTCTGGACTCCCCGATATTACGCATATACTCGGCAGTCCTTCGGTTGTGTGCCTCGCTCGATGCGATGTTGCAAGGCTTGATATGTATGCTTGATTTTGTTGCCATAGCTTCTTTCCTTTGTTTACAATTGATTTACTTTGCTCGCTTTCGCAGAGGGGTTCTTAGGGGTAACCCATAAGCGGAGATTGCAAAGAGAGGGTCACTCTTTGCTCGGGGTTCTCAGGGGTGAAACGCCCTGAGTGGGTCATTAGGGCAAAGCCCTAATCCCCTCGGGAGAGCCCACAACTACGAAAGCGAAGCGTGTAGTTATAGTGGGCTATAACTGGAAGCCGTTCTTCTTTTCCGGTGATTGGCTGCGCACCCCTTTGGCGGACTGGAGCTGCCTTTTTCTTTCAATCTGTTTCTGTAAGTATTCGTTCAAGTCCTTGCATCCTCTGTAAATCTGCGAAGCGTCCCGGATGTACCGCTCTCTGCCGTATTCCATGCGGATTTGCCGGAGTGCTTCCAGTCCTGCATGGTCGTTGTCGAAAAAGCAGTGGATGCGTTCGTAATTGCCCAACGGATAGAGAGCCTTGTTTACATTCGATACGGAGTTCAATACAATGTAGTCCTGCCCGTCCAATTCCGGATAATTTGGGCAGCTCTCTTGTCTCAATGTCAAAAAGGAGAGGTAGTCCATAAATCCCTCGAACACATAACAGGTATTCCTCGCTTTTCCCGACTGCCTGATGTGGGAGATTTCCTTTGGGGCGATGCAGCCCTTGAAATAGCGGTTGCGGATTTCATATCCACACGAACCATTGGGAAAGGCGATGGCAAAGTACCGCTTGCCGTTGTGAGTGAAACGTGCTTCACTACATTCTCTTTTCGCCAGTTTTATGTTAATTCCTCTACCTTGTAAGTAGGCAAGCAGGGCAGTAGATGACAGCGGAACAATCTCCAACTGTTGGAAGCTCGGCTCGGAAGAGTTTTGCTTTCCAAAAGAGAAAGATACCGGGCGCACGTGCGGTGTCTGCTCTGCTATCCGTTTCAAGATGTAAGGTACATGGTCGGTAGCGTACAGGTGTGCAGCCAGTTCTATGATACCACCACCTTTACCCAAACCGAAGTCATACCATTGTTCACGTTCGGTATTTACCTTGAACGAGGCTTCGGCTTCTTCCCTTAACGGTGATTTATACCACAGATTGACACCTTGTTGCTTGACGGGAGAATATCCTAAACTATGCAGATAATCCGCTATTCTGATTTGCTTGGCTGTCTGTATATCCATAAAATGATTGTTTTAGTAGTTGGTGAATTGGTTTATTTTTCTTTTTGCCCGTACCTTTTTAGGAAGTACGGTCTATAATCACTTCACTAAATTCTCGTATATATAGGATACGGTAATAAAGTGAAGTGATTTAGTCCCATTCCCCAAGCACTTCACTATATTCCTAATATATACACCCCGAGAATAAAGTGAAGTGATTGCAGGGAAATGGGCTAATAGTGGAAGTCAGGCATGAATGTGTATTTTCTGCCTGTCTCCTGCACTATCATCCGTTTGTTGCGGAGCATGGTGATGAGCGATACCGCCTTTTTATAGTTCAGCTTTACACCCACTGACATATAGGTCTTGATTAAGGCATCTTCCAGTTCCTTGTAGCCGTATTCCTCTTTCAGCCCGAAAACGGCTTCCAATGCGATACGGTGCTGCTGCTCGGTGATATGCCTGTAAGGGTCGAACTTCTCTTCTTCGGGTCTTCCCGGCTTCTTTGTTTCAGGTTTGTATCCCTCAATGAGTTCGGGAAGGGCTTTGTCGTTGATACGGAATGCGAAAGGCTCAAAGTCCATTGCCCGGATGTGAATGGCTGAAACATGGCTGATGTCACCGTTGCCCTTGTCCTTTTCTACCTGCAATACGGTTTCCGCCTTGTTGTTCAACTCCGTACCAATGTGCCCTCTTGCGTTCTCATCCCCTTTGTTCTGATGCAGTATCGTATGGATATGTATCTGCCTGTCGTCCGTCCACTGCATCAGCTTGGATATGATGCGTGTTGATTCACTGGGGCTGTTGATGTCATACACCATATCCCGTATGCCGTCTATAATTACAAGACCGATTTCGGGTGTATTGTAAATAGCCTGTTCCACAATCCTGATACGCTGCTCAGGCGTGTATTTTCTTAAGGCAAGAAATTCAAGATTCTCATTGTCCCTATCATCTGGCAAACCAGCCATTCGCAAAATGCGCGTCATGACTTTCAGACAATGGTAAGGGCTTTGCTCTGTATCAACATAAAGCACTTTCCGCTTATCTTCAGGCAGTTCAGCCACATACCGCAGCACTGTGCCGTTCTTCAATGCAGCGGCTACGATAGCCGATACATTGAACGTTTTTTTACTTTTGGCTTTGCCGATGGATGCGCTGAAATTACCCAATGTCCCAATGACAGAATCATGTACTTTAAGGATTTCAGGTGCTTTCTCATAACTTTTCGACAGGCTCAAACGTGAGGCTTGCCAAAGGATTATGGCTTCTTCAGCCGATATTTCCTTAGTCTCTTTCATATAGTCCATAGCCATGCCTCCCGTTATTTCCGTCCTCCTGTTTTCTTTCCAGCCAGTTCAAGGGCAAGCTCAACATCCACGATAATCTTACGTCCTATCTGAGTGATTGCCTTGTCAATCTTTCCGCTTTTCTTGATACGGTTGGCGGTGGGTAGGCTGCACCCGAACAGTTTGGCTATGCCCAGTATTCCGTACACATATTTTCTTTCTGTGTCTGTAATGGGCTGTGGCTGCGTTTCCGTTTGACGGGAAGCGTGCTTACTTAGGAATATGAACTCTTCACCTGTCATCTGCCAGACGGGTTTTGATAATAATTCTTGAAGATTTTTCATCGTTCAATCTATTTAGTCGTTTAACAATCAGCCCTGCGCACTGGCTGTTATCTCTGTTCTCGAACGATGCAAAATTAGGTAGGGTTGTAAGTGGTAAGGATGTGGTTGATATAAATGGAATATCTTGTTATTTATCTGAATATCAGATAATAAAAATACCACTCAAAAATTTAATTTGAGTGGTAAAAGTGGTTGTTTCGTAAAATGTCAGGGCATATCACAGATTATCGGAATATACCATCCATTTCTTTGGCAAATTTCCGGTTGCTGTCACTGGGGAAATCGGAAACAGGCTCTTTGTACTTTGACTTGTAGTAGCTTTCCTCAATATCCAATATTTTCAGGATATTCCTCTTCCAATTCTCCCTGTCCTGTTTGGGCAGTTTTTCGCTCATCAGGAATATCAGATAGCAGGTACGTATTTTTTCTCTCGGTCTGATTTGGGGTTTGGTGTCGCTTGGTAGCAGGTTCATGCAGGTATAGAAATCATGTTCGGAAATATTCTCGAACTGTTCTCCCACGCAGGTTACATGAATGAGCGAAAGCAGTTCCATATTGAAATACTCAGTCTGTTTCGTTCCCAGCACTTCTTCCTGTATGTTGGGGGCATTTGGTTCTTGTTCGGCTGGCTCTTCCGGCTCGTTTGTTTCATCAAATACATATTTCGCCAATGTCTCTTTGAGGTGGCAGCCCAGCCGATAGATTTCATTGAAACGGCTTTTTGCATATTGCAGGGCTTTCTCTCTGGTCTGTTTTTGCAGATCGTAGAGTTCGGTCAGCTTGTTTTTTTTCTCCTCGTATTCATCTTTGCACCGTTCATATTCCATTTCCGCACGCTTTTCATCCTCTGCAGTGTGTTCCCGATAACCTATGGAATCGTATCGGTGGTATGCTTCGTTTAGCGGAGCATGGAGCTTGGTCGTCTTGTATTGCTGTTCTTCTATGGCTTCTTTATAGATTTCTGAAACTCGGAAGCAGATATTGTAAACGGTCTGTTCATCCGGCATACATCCTTTCTTGTAATAACTTATGTTTTCGCATACTTCCTTTTTCAGGCTATTCAGAATCAGTGTGTATTGCTCCTGTGGAAGATGAAACACCAGTTCAAGAATGGCTGTTTCAAGAACCGTTACATCATTGTAGTCCAGATAGAACTTGGTAATGAATTTCTGCTTTTCAAAAGAGAAACCTTTATTATCAAACCAGTCTTTATATATTCTGTTCAATTCTCCGTATCGGGGAATCAGCGTTGTAATTACATCTTTCATGGACGCAACTATTTTTGAGTGTTATTGTCTTTGTCAAGGAAAGAGGCCAGTTCTTCTTCCACTTCTTCCACGCTGGGCAACGCTGATTTCAGTTTCTCGGGAATCGCTTTGCTCAATTGGTAATCGCTGATGCCGATGGGCTGGTCATAGCCTGTCAATGCGTATTGTGCCACAACTTCGTCTTTTCCCTTGCATAGCAACAACCCGATAGTCTTGTTGTCATTCTCTCCCCTCAGTTTATCATCCACCACATTGATGTAGAAGTTCAGTTGTCCTGCATACTCCGGTTTGAATGGGGTAGCCTTTAATTCTACCACGATATATGCGTGCAACGGAATGGAATATAGAATCAGGTCGGCAAAGAAATCGCTGTTTCCGACTTGGAAGTGCTTCTGCCGGGCAACGAAGGCAAAACCGTTGCCCATTTCCAACAGGTAGCGGGTAACGTGTTTCACCAGCTGTTCTTCAATATCCCTTTCGTCTGCTTTTTCTTTGGCTCCTGCCAAATCAAAGATGTACGGGTCTTTGAGTAGGTAATTGGCAAGGTCGCTTTGTGGAGCCGGAAGTGTGGTCGTGAAATTGTTTACCTTGTTGTTGCTGATTTGTCGGCTATACAAATCACTGTCAATTTGCATTTTCAATACATTGCTGCTCCATCCCATTTCCACAGACTGCTTCATGTACCAGTAGCTTAGACCTAAAGGTAGCGAACTGTCAAGTATAGTCATTTGGCTTGTCCAGTTTATTTTGGCTATAGGAGAGGTCAAGAAAACTTCTTCTATTTCCCTGATTCCCATCCTGTAAATGGCAGACACGGTTTTTCCCACATCTTCAAATTGCGCAGGAACTTCCTGCGTAATTGCTAATGATTGACAATCAATCGATTGTATTTGCGCAGTAAGTTCCTGCGTAAATTGCTTGTCATTCAGTTTTAATACTTCATTGGTCACACTCTGTATGGTTGGGACAGACAGGCTTGCATCTGTTTCTATGAAACTTTGCAACGCTCTTAAAGGATATGCTTTTGCAAACTGGCACATATAGGTAAGGTTACGTTCCGAATAGCCTTTCTTTTCAGGGTAATGCAGTCGGATAGCCTTTGCCAACTGCTTGATGATTTTGCTTCCCCATCCGTGCAGCTGCTGGTGATAAAGGATGTAATTGCCTATCTTCCAGTAATGGAACAGCATTTGTGCATTGGCTGCAACAATCAGCCTTACTTGTGCCTGTTCTATTTCCGAACCGACCGCTTGTATGAATGCATCAAAATTCGTTTTCTCTATGTTGGATTCCTTGTTGCTCATATTGTGATGATAATTTCTACAAATATAGTCATTGGTAACTATCTATGAAACTGTTTGATACTTTTATAGTTGATTAAACTTGTTCATGGCATTTGCCTTAATATCATCCGCTATGTCAATGTAGGGTTTCATAGCTTTGTAGTCGCTGTGTCCCGTCCATTTCATGACCACCTGTGCCGGGATTCCGAGAGCCAGCGCATTGCAGATGAATGTCCTTCTTCCTGCATGGGTACTGAGCAAAGCGTATTTGGGTGTGACTTCATCAATACGTTCATTTCCCTTGTAGTAGGTTTCCCGTACAGGCTCGTTGATTTCTGCCAGTTCGCCCAGCTCTTTCAGGTAATCGTTCATCTTCTGGTTGCTGATGACGGGCAGAGCCATGTAATTCTCGAAATGGATGTCCTTGTATTTGTCCAGTATGGCTTTGCTGTATTTGTTCAGTTCAATCGTCAGGCTGTCGGCAGTCTTGACTGTGGTTATTTCGATGTGGTCGGACTTCACATCGCTTCTTTTCAGATTGCGAACATCCGAATACCGCAAACTCGTAAAGCAGCAGAACAGGAAAACATCACGCACACGTTCCAGGTATTGCTTATCCTTGGGTATCTGGTAGTCTTTCAGCTTGTTCAGTTCATCCCAAGTCAGGAAGATTACTTTTTTCGAGGTGGTTTTCAGTTTCGGTTTGAACGTATCGTATGCAATGTTCTGATGATGTCCTTTCTTGAAGCTCCAGCGCAGGAACCATTTGAGGAATCCCATTTGCTTGCCGATGGTGCTGTTTCTCATATCCTTGGTGTCACGCAGGAAGTTGACGTATTCGTTCAATCCAAACTCGTTGAAATAGTTGAACGTTGCATCCTCCTTGAACTCTTTGAGGTGGTTCCTCACTGCTGCAAATTTTTCATAGGTGGATGCCGTCCAGTTATTCTGGTTACCGCACTCTTTTACAAACTCATCGAACACCTCCCAAAAGCTGACAGGGGCTTCTTCCGGCTGTTCTTCGCTGGTGTCTTTCATTCTCATGTTGAAAGCTTCCTTCAACTGTTGGGTCGTTGGCATGACCTCCTGCACCTCAAATTCCTTGAAAATATTCTGGATTTCGGCATAGTATTTCAGCAAGTCCGTATTGATTTCGGCTGCACTTTGCTTTAGCTTGTTGGTACATCCGTTCTTTACCCGCTGCTTATCTGCATCCCATTTGGCTACGTCAATCCGGTAGCCCGTTGTAAACTCGATGCGTTGGCTGGCAAAGATGACACGCATACGGATGGGTACGTTCTCTACGATTGGCACACCGTTCTTTTTCCGGCTCTCCAATGCAAAAATGATGTTGCGCTTGATATTCATAATTGGGTGCGTTTGAAATTCTACACCCAAATATACACCCAATTATTGAGATAGCAAAAGACATTTAGAAACATTTACTTTTACTCTATATTGTAATTTACACTTGATTATCAGTCGTTTGCAGTTTTATGATATTCTGTGAAAGTATAAGTTCGAGAGCCTGTCTCTCCGCTGAACGTGCTGGACAGAAATGGTCAGCAAACGGACAAAAAGCTACAAATCAATGATTTGTGGCTTTTTTTATTGCCCGAAAGTCCTGCTTCCAAGACTTCAAAAGTACGGTAAAAGACAAAGTTTCGTTACTAAATCGTTACCTATTCCCTGCCGGACAAAAACGGTAACGATTTGTCCATAAATGACCTGATAATGACTTGATTAGTCCATAGTCTGCATAACTCAAAAACGAGAGGTAAAAAGTAATTTTGCAACTAAAAAAAGTGAGTTATGAAATCGACATTCAAGGTTCTTTTTTATTTGAAGAAAGGTTCTGAAAAGAAAAACGGCGAGGTTATGATTATGGCACGTATCACCATTGACGGCAAACAGTGCCAGTTCAGTACGAAACAGAGCATCCAGCCCGGTAACTGGAGCATTGCCGCAGGCAAAGCCAAAGGCAGGGATGCCGGAAGAATAAACGCCCTGCTGGACGACATACGTTCTTCCCTGAACACCATTTACCACGAAATGCAGCGGCGTGACAACTACGTGACCGCCGAGAAAGTGAAGAACGAGTTTTTGGGACACAGCGAAAGCCACGAAACAATCCTTTCATTGTTCCAAAAGCACAATGACGATGTGAAGCAGCTTGTGGGCATATCCAAGACGATAGCGACCTACCGCAAGTATGAAGTGACCCGCCGCCACCTCGCTGAATTTATCCAAAGCAAGTACAACGTATCGGACATATCCATAAAGGAAATTACCCCAATGTTCATTACCGATTTTGAGTTGTATTTGCGTACCGCCTGCAAGTGCGGTTACAACACCACCGCCAAGTTCATGCAGTTCTTCAAGCGCATCATCATCATTGCCCGCAACAACGGCATACTGGTGGGTGACCCGTTCGCCAGCTACAAAATCAGGCTGGAAAAAGTGGATAGGGGCTACTTGACGGAGGACGAGATAAAAATCATCCTTAAAAAGAAAATGGTTTCCGAACGGCTGGAACACGTCAGGGACTTGTTCGTCTTTTCTTGTTTCTGCGGTCTGGCTTACAGCGATGTCGCCAACTTGCGGCAGGAGAATATCCAAAAGTCCTTTGACGGCAACCTTTGGATAATCACCAAGCGGGTAAAGACCAACACGGACGTGAATGTTCCCCTGCTGGATATTCCCAAGATGATTTTGAAGAAGTACAAGGGAAAGTTGCCGGACGGCAAGATACTTCCCGTAATCAGCAATCAGAAGCTAAACGCCTACTTGAAAGAGATTGCCGATATATGCGGTATTAAAAAGAACCTGACATTCCACCTTGCCCGGCACACGTTCGCCACGACCACCACGCTGTCAAAGGGCGTACCCATTGAAACGGTGTCCAAGATGCTGGGACACACAAACATAGAAACCACGCAAATTTACGCCCGCATCACCAACAGCAAGATAGGCAGCGATATGCAGGGGCTTGACAAGAAGTTTGTCGGCATCGAGAAAATTTACAAGGAAGTAGCCATGTGAGTTTTTAGTTACCTATATACTGTTGGTAACAGAACAGGTAACGATTTCGGTAACGAAATTCTACCTAACAAACTATATCCCAATAAAGTACATTCTTTCACCTTGCGGGCAGTCCACCGACTACCCGCATTTTTTATATCCTTTTCCAACTGGCACATTCCCCGAAACGCCAGCCGTGCGTGGCATGGCTGACTGTATTTCGTGAAAAGAGCCGTTGGAAACCCGCACAAGCGTACCGCAAGGTAAACTTGCCATACCCTTGCCTTTCCCGCCCGCATGGAGTGTTCCCTAAAAGATGAAAGAGAACAGGCACTTTTCCCGGTTTCCCTATCTGTAAATCTTCCTCTTACGCAGTCCCCCAGCCGGGACAGTCGTTTTAATCATTTCAATAGGCAAAGGTAGTTACGTGTTCTTCACGATTTTGCAAGGTCGAGCCGTTCCGGTTTGGCGAAAAAATCTTCCCTGCCTTGCGAGGTATTTTTTGCCCAAAACCTTGCAAACTCTAAACACTACCCTTTTGAGCCTATGTGAAACGAAAACGACCGACCCGACCGGAAGACGCATAAAAAAAAGTCGGATTTACGGGAAACAGGAAAAAAGTTCAGTGAAACTTCAACTCCCTCACCTCTCAAATCCGCATAAAATTAAAAACTTAAAAAATTACAGCAATATGGAAGCAAAGGTATTATCGGAAGCAAAAGTTTATGTAGGCACTTATGCCAAGTACAACAACGGTTCATTGTCCGGCGCATGGCTCGACCTTTCGGACTATTCGGACAAGGAAGAATTTTATGAAGCCTGCCGGGAACTTCACAAGGACGAGGAAGATGCGGAATACATGTTTCAGGACTGGGAGAACGTGCCGGAGGGCTTAATCGACGAAAGCTGGATTTCTGAAAACTTCTTCGCCCTGCGTGATGCGGTGGAGGATTTGAGCGACACCGAGCAGGAAGCCTTTTTCGTGTGGTGCAACTATAAAAGCCATGATTTGGGCGAGGAAGATGCGGACGACCTTGTACGGGATTTCCGGGATGAATATCAAGGGGAATATGACGATGAAGAAGATTTCGCCTATGAAATTGTAGAGGAATGTTACGACCTGCCGGAGTTCGCAAAGACCTATTTCGATTACAAACAGTTTGCCCGTGACCTGTTCATGTGCGAGTACTGGTTTGATGACGGCTTTGTGTTCCGTGCGGCATAACAACCAATCCGGGCGGGGTGTCAAAGCCCTGCCCGCTTAAAACAACCAAGTTTATAACCATAAAAAAATAAGACATCATGCAGTCACTTAACAAAAACGGGGTAAGCATCACCCGAACACCGGGAGAAGAAAAATACGTGAAATGTTGCTTAGGCGCATTCAGGGGACAGATTTATTTTCAATATGACTACCGGCACTTTGACGGCGAACTTTTCAGCACGGTAGCCAAAACGCTGGACGAGTGCCGCCGCAGGCGTGACGAATGGGTAGCGAAGAAGAACGGAGTAATAAACAAGTAAATTTCAGGGACATGAAAACGACAGAAGTAAACAAGGAGCTTATCGGCAGGCGTTGCGAGTGTATTTTTACGGGCTTAATGGTAACGGGCGTTATCGAGGACACAGAAGAAAACGAACACACCATAGAGGTAAAAGTCCGTTTCGACCACCCGCACCAGTGGGGCGATGATTTGTATAATGATGTGTGGGCGTGGGGGCGCAAAATAGACGAGTTCGGCACGCTGCACCATTTGCAACTGTTGGAGGACAAACCGGACTTTCAGATAATGACGGTAGTTTTCGGCGAGCCAATCAGCCGGATAGACCGCAGTGTTTTTGCAGATGTGGAAACGTGGGGCGTCTGTTCCCTGCAAGGCTGGGTAAACAGCTATGAAAGTGTCCGGTTTGTAGCCATAGACGACCATACGGCAATCATCACGGGCGAATATAACATGGAGCAGGTAAAGGTGTGGTTAGAGAAATACACGTCCATAAAGAGCCTTAAAACCAGTTGATAGAGGACGGCGGCTGCTTGCCGCCGTTACTTTCTTCCATGAGCCTGCCAGCGGGTGAAGAAAGTAACAAAGAAGCCTTTCGTTTTCCCTATCATGGAAACAGCCCGCCGATGCTTCCCGGCGGGCTGTCTGCCCGATATTTACGCTTTGCGTATCATTCCATACCCGGTTTCCCAAGAGGATGATAAAAACGGATGTCGCAACTATAAATCCTCATAGTGAATAAATTTTACCCCAAGTATGCACACGGTTTCTTCTTCCTCGATGTCATATTTCCATGTCCGTTTATTGACAAGCATTTCCGTTTCGCAATCGAACCATACCATTACGGGCGCATCATCTTCTTCGTCCGCCCATTTGAAAACCTGATTGGACGGCGTTTTCCATAATTCAGCACTGTCACGTTCGGAAATACAGTCCTTGTCCACAATGATGATGTCACCTACTGCCGGAACTGTATCTGTTTCCAACGTGGTTTCTATGTACCACGAGATACCTTCTATATCCAATTCTATTTTTACCATGTCGTTTTATTATTAGGGGGTTATTGTTTCCGTTCCTTTTTCGCTGTTGTCATTATTGAACGAGAACGAAAGTTGCTGCATCTGTCCGAAGCTGTCGATAATATAAATGTCAATCGTCTGCTGGTCTGTCGATGCCGAGGTGTAGTAGAGCCGGAATGTTTCTTTCTCCAGCGGGTAAAAGTCATTGGGCAGGAACACCGTGCCGTTATCCATTTCCAGCTTCCCTTTGCCGTCCGGCTGGAAGTACCTTATCTGATAGGTAGTCGGCTGGTAGTAGCCGCCACGCACCAGTTGGCAACGTATTTCGGCGGTTTCCCCGACTTTCAGCCTTTTGGGTACTGGCAGCGTTTCAATGCTGAACGGGTACGCCTGCTGAATATCCAAGTTGTCATTACAGGCGGTGACAAGTACAAGGGCGGCCACGATGCAGCAGCCCATGATGATTTTATACATTACATTCTTCATATACATTATATATAGGGGTTATCAAAATAAAGTAGTCGTTTGCCTAATTCGGGCGGCAACTTCCCTGACGACCGGAACACTGACCGCATTTCCGAGCAAGGCATAACGGTGTATCTTCGCTATCTCTTTCCTCTCTCCGTCATATATCCCGTATCTGGTATAGTTGTCGGGAAAGCCTTGCAGCCTTTCGCATTCCACTTCCGTAAGCATACGTACTTGTGAAAGCTGGCTTGCTGTCAGCTTGCCGTTATAGGTTTCGCCTTTTTTCAGGCACAAGACATAATTCCCAATGTTGGGCTGCCTGCCGTAGTTCCTTGTTATAGTTCCGCTTGGACGAGCAGCGGGTTCATCACTCCCGACCTTACCATACATTCCACCCGGCGCCGGGAAAGGAAATATGTCTGCGGTACATTTCTTTGCAGCACGTCCGACAAGGTACATTCGCTCCCGATTTTGGGGTAGAAACCATGCCGTATTAAACAGTTGCCATTCAAGTCTATAACCGCCAATGTCGGCAAACGCTTTGACAATGCTCCAAAAATCCGGGCGATGTCTTGCGAAGAATATTCCCTTAACGTTCTCCCATATAAAAACGTCAGGTCTGAAACGCCTAACGGCTTCGACTGCATATCTGACAAGGTGGCTTTCTCCCCCTTGCAGTCCCTTTCCGTCCCCGATTGCGCTAAAATTTTGGCAAGGGCTTCCGAAAGTGACAATGTGTGGACGTTCGATGCCGACTTCCCCGATATTTGTAACTGTTCCGATGTGTTCCGCATAAGGAAAATTGTATTTGAAGTTAGCGATTGCGTGTTTGTCTATCTCTGAAAAATATACCTTGTCGAAAGTATATCCGGCGGCTTCCAGCCCCTTGCTGAAACCGCCAATGCCCGAAAATAATTCCAGCAGTACCATAGGCTAATTGATAATGAATTTCAGTCCCAAAGATACCTGCGTGTGGAACTTACCTATGTCCGAGCCGAACAACGCCCGTTCCCTTGCATTGACAAGCAAGGCTATCCGGTCTGTCAGGTAGGCTTCCAGTTCCAGCGTCAGCGCACCACCGTAAATGAAGCAGTCCTTATCCAGCAAGGTAGAACCGTCCGGCAGCAGTTTTTCGCTTTTGTTGCTCACCTCATACCCGGCGAGAGCCGACAAGCCCAATGAAAGGAAAAAGGTCTTTCGTCTGTCCGATAGGAATTTCAGGTAATAGCCGCCCTCTGCGGTGAACTGTTCGACTGGTATTCTCATATCCTTGTAGTCATACTTCTTGTGCAGGTATTCCCCGCCAATCACCCAGCGGTTGGCGTTCTTGGTGTAAACGCTGTACGCCGCCCCGATGTGGTAGGCAAAATCCGTATTGGCGTTCCAATGCACCCCGTCCGTCATGCCCGCCGTGACCTGCAAGCCTTTCATGCCCGGCAGGTATCTTTGTGCGTGTGCCTGAAACGAGATCAGGCACAGCGCAAAGAGCATCAT